GCATATCTGGATTTAAAGTGTGGGTTTACATGAGTTTTTAAAACTGGAGAAAACTCCTTTTGTGCCTTAACAAATGCTGTTGATACTAATTTCATATCACCCCCAACAACATAGACGCAACAACAAAGATTGCAACAACGATGCAACCAACGACTGCAATAATATCTTCTTTATCCATAGGTCTCTCAAAGTTAGGCTCTGGGGCTTCAGGAAAAGCCTGAGCAAGGGTTCTGGGGAATGTGCGTGTAGTAGGGTTTATATTGCCCTTGATAAATTTAATCGTCATTGTCATCCCCTTCGCACTTTGTACATCCAGGATGATCTGGGTCTTGGCAATCAGGGTTTGCGGACAATAAGTTGTAACCGCGTCTTTGCCAAAAAGATTGCATTTCTAATTCGGCAATGTCATCTTCGTAATAACTGTTGTTGCTCATACTATCTCCTTAAAAGACCACTCGATATGTGTGGCATGACCGAATCTTACTCCAAAACTGACATGGTTGCCTAATCACCCCCATTAAATAGGGTTATATGTTGTTTTTCTGACAACTTAGCAGTAAACTTATGAGTATGGACAAACAAAAAGCAATTCAATTAGCAGGCTCACCCAGTAAATTAGCAAAGCTATTGGGAATCAAAAGGCAATCCGTTTACAACTGGGATGAGATACCACCGTTGCGTATTTACCAATTGCGTGTTTTACGTCCTCATTGGTTTGATGTAATCCAATGAAATACGTCATATTAGCAATTGCAACCTTTTTTATACTTATCTTCTTTGACGCGCCTTGGTGGATATGGATTTATTGGATTATTTTTTTAGTTAACGAAAATTAAGGTATAATAACCGTTGTCTAGGGTGGCACTTAGGCTAAGAAAATCAGTTAAAGAACCCCTCAGTTTACTGTGTGGTCTTGTACGATAGCAAGCGAGTCTTTTGGACTGATTTTCAAACGCCTTGCTGTTGCTCTCGCCAAGAGCCAAGACCACAGAGAGAATTGAGGGGTTTTTGCTTTTGGACAATCAAATGCGGTACGTCGGTGGTTTGATTTGAGATACCCTGTTACATGAGCAAACCAAAGCAGGGAGCGTGGGCGAATTGCTAGAGCGCGGTGGTTGAAATAGTCTGGCATAGTGCAGCGATGAGATGGCTCCATAGAACACTCACAGAGCATAGAGCGAAACTGGTATTTTGATACGGTTAGGCTATGCTTTGCTCAAAGATTCCACCAAGAACACCCCTTAATTTAAAGGAGAACCTATGACTTTTGAAGACTTTTGGACAGCTTGGCCTAAATCGGTCAGGAAAGGTGCTAAATCAGAATGTTTGAAAAAATGGCAGAAATACTACTGTGACGAGTGTTCTGAGCAAATAATTAAGCACGTTGAATGGATGAAAACGACCGACCAATGGCGAAAAGACAACGGGGCTTTTATCCCAGCTCCTCTTGTATACTTAAACCAACAAAGATGGGACGGTGCTGATATTCCAGAGACATCTACAATGGTTCAGGAACGTGACCCTTACCTTGTTAAACTTGACCAGGAAAAGGCTAAGGCTGTACCCATGCCAGACTGGATACGCGACAAAATGAAAGGCATAGGGCGGTGAAAGTTTTACCAATAAAATCTGAGGAAACTCATCCTTGGCTTTTGCAAAAACATTATGCAAAACGAATTCCTCAAATAATGTATGCTTTTGGATTATATGAAGAATCAATTTTAGTTGGTATTTGTACTTTTGGAATACCTGCTTCACCTGCTTTGTGTATGGGAATTTGTGGAAAAGAATATTCTGACAAAGTGCTTGAATTGAATCGAGTTTGTTTGTTAGATAATGGTAAAAATCAAGCTAGTTATCTTGTGTCAAATTCGATAAAACTTTTGCCAAAACCTTCGATTGTTGTAAGTTATGCAGATACTGAACACGGTCATGTTGGATATGTTTATCAAGCAACAAATTTTTTATACACAGGTTTAAGTGCCAACAGAGTAGATTAAACTGTTAAAGGGCTAGAACATAAACATTCAAAAACTTTATCTGACGGCATGACTTTGGAAAGTATTAAAGAAAAATACAAAGATGATTTTTATTACACAGAAAGATCAAGAAAACATAGATACATTTATTTTCATGGCAATAAAAAACAAAAAAAAGAATTAATCAACTTATTAAAATATGCAATTGAACCTTACCCAAAAGGTAATTCTCAGAAATATGATTCAGGTGGAATTGTACAAACTCAGGAGCTATTATTTGTATGACTTTTAAAACTATTTGGCAACCCGTACCCAAGTGGGATGTACCCGTCAAAGAATTAGAGCTTAGAAAAACGCCCAGACACGATGACGAACTCAAACGTGATCGCTCTGCAAATAAAAAAGAGGCTGACTCATACAAAAGGTGGCTCAGAAATGGACGCATTTGACGAACAGTATGAGGAGATTGTAGAGTTGTACGCCCATCTAGCTATGCAACCAGCATGGGTTGAGTACATACGCGATCAAGTACGTCAAAAGATGCGAAATAACTCATTGTTTAAAAATCTGGCTGAAGATGTAAAAAATACGATACAAAGGAAAAAGAATGAGACGGGCAGCTAGGCGCGATGACAATGAAAAAGCGATTGTGGAGGCTCTACGGGCTAATGGCGCGACCGTTTATTACCTTGACGAACCCTGTGATCTGCTTGTCGGTATCAACGGGAAAACCCTACTTATGGAGTGTAAAAACCCTAATTCAGCTTATGGTAAAAAAGGATTTAATGAGAACCAAAAGCACTTTGCTGAGAACTGGAAAGGTGGGCCGTTTTGCCTTGTTGATTCTGTAGATAGCGCCTTGCGTATGCTTAATTTATTATTATGAAGTTTAAACTTACATCAGAATCACAGGCCAAAGCACTTATGCAACGAGTCTGGCCTAAAGTCTTAGAGGCGCTTAATTCTGGTAAAGAGCTTGATTTAGAGATTGTGGACGCCAAAAGGTCTAACGACCAAAACAACCTGATTCACGACATAATAGACAACATATCTGTTGCAGCCAAACATCTAGGCGCACAATGGGATGCGGAGAGTTGGAAGCGGTTTTTAATTGACCAGTTTGCGACAGAAATAGGAATGACGGGCGGTAAGGTTGTGCCGTCCCTTGATGGGTCTAGGATCGTCCAACTGGGGCTACAAAGCCGTAAATTTAGTAAAGAAGAGGCCAGTCAGTTTATTGAATGGCTTTACGCTTGGTGTGCCGAACATGAAATCCAACCCCAAAAGAACGTACATTCGTAGCCCAAAACTACTGTCCAACTGTAGGTATTTGTTTTGTCAGCTGTGCGGTGCGGATGACGGGACGATTGTCGGTGCCCACTCAAACCAAGGCATACACGGCAAAGGCAAAAGCATAAAGGCTGACGATAATATGATCGCAGCGCTGTGCCACATTTGCCACATGGATTTAGACCAAGGATCTATCTACACGAAGAATGAACGCGAGAGACTTTGGAATACAGCGCACCTTAAAACAGTTTACAGGCTTATAGAAGCCGATTTGTGGCCTGATAATGTGCCTGTACCCCAAAGCTACTTAGACTATAAAAACAGCCTTACTTAGATGGATGAGCCTTTTCAGCAGGCAAAGATTCGTGCTTTTTGAGCTTGTCCTCTAGTCTGTGCAACTCGTTCTCTGTTTTCTTTTCGTGCTCACGAACCACGACATAGTGTGATTTCTTTGAGGGATATGATTTGCCGTCTATTTTAAAGTTCATGCCATCTCCAATGCTTGTGTTGTTACTTGTGAAATCCTAGCAGTCCAGCCTTTGCCAAAATGCGGAAATGTGTCTAACCCCTCTAAAAACTTCTGGCGTTCAGCGTCAAAGTCTTTGATGAGTTGGTCTACTGGGAACTTAGAGATTTGAGACAATGTTTCTTGACCCATCACCCCGTCTGCCCTTACTGATAATATTCTCTGAAGAAATGATACGCTACGGCTACTGCCAGAATTAACGGCACAATCAAACATAGCGTAATCCAACCCATTAGGTAGATCGTCACCATGTACATGATCCCAATAAAGAGTTTTATAGATTGGCGCAACATCTTCATGCGTTAACCCTCTCATCGTTGCCTCGTCAACTGGATGACCCACATACTTTTCGTACACGGCTTTGGTCACTCCAAGGTTGGTCATACCCCCTGGGTCTTTAGGATCGTTGACGTAACCGCCCTCGTGAACCAAAAGCATTTGTAAAGATTTGGTAAAGTTTTCTTTCATTTTGT